CCCGCCTGGGCAACAAGCCCATCCGCTACCTGGTGCTCGACGAGCTGGACAAGTACCGCGACTCCGGCAGGGAGGCGAGCTCGGAGAGCCTGGCGGAGAAGCGATGCACAACGTGGGGCCCGCGGGCGCGCATCTGGAAGATCTCGACGCCGACGACCGAGGACGGCCCCATTGCCAGGGCCTATGCCGGCGCGCAGGCGCGGTTCGCCTACGCCGTCCGGTGTCCGGCGTGCGGGTGCAGGCACGTCATGGAGGACTCAGGCCTGCGCTGGCCGGCGGACGCGGAGCCGGCTGGCGTCCAGTCCAGGAGGCTCGGGCGCTACGAGTGCCCGCACTGCAGGGCGCAGTGGACGGACGCCGACCGGGACGAGGCTGTCAGGAACGGCTCGTGGATCGTGCCTGAGACGGGCGAGGACATGGAGGCCTTCATCCGTGCATCCCGTCCGGAGACGGTGGCCTTCCACGTGCCGGCGCTCGTGTCGCCCTTCGTTTCCCTTTCCGAGCTCTGCCAGCGCAAGGCGGAGATCGAGGCGGCGAACAGCCTTCCGCTGTGGAAGGACTGGCGGAACAACTATCTCGGGCTGCCGTGGACGGAGCTGCACGAGGAGCGGGATCCGGAGGCCATGGCGAGGCTGTGCGACGACCGCCCCAGGGGCGCCGTGCCCGGGGGAGGGCGGGTCTCCTGCCTGCTCGCCGGCGTGGACACCCAGAAAGGCTATTTCCGCTACGTCATCCGCGCCTACGGCTTCGGCGAGGCGGAGGAGAGCTGGCTTGTCCAGTGCGGGGCGCTCGACACGTTCAAGGCTCTGGACGAAGTCCTGCTCGAGACGGCCTATGCGGACGCGGAGGGCAGGGCCTACCACGTGGCGGGCGTCATGATCGACGCCATGGGCAACCGGACGCGGGAGGTCTATGCCTGGGCGGCGCGGCGCCGCGGGCGCGTCTTTCCGTGGCAGGGCAAGCAGAGCATGACGTCGCCCTATGCCATGACGTCCCTGGAGTACTATCCCAGCCCCAGGGGGGACAAGATCCGCATCCCGGGCGGGCTCGTGCTCTACAGGTGCGACACGACCTTCTTCAAGAGTGGGCTGGCCGCCAAGCTGGAGATTGCGCCCGAGGATCCCGGCGCCTTCCATCTGCACAGCAATGCGGACGGCGCGCTCAGGCAGTACTTCCAGGAGATGAGCGTCGAGGTCTGGGACGACCCGAAGCAGTGCTGGATCAACCCGCGCGGGCGCGCCAACCACTACTGGGACTGCGAGGTCATGTGCTCTGCCCTGGCGTACGTCAAGGGAGTCCGGAACACGCGGAAGGAGGCGCCGAAGCCGGATGGCCAGGCGCCGAGGCGTCCGGCGCCGAAACCCGCGCAACAGTCCGCCAGGCGCTTTGGCGGCGGGAGGTGGCGCTGATGGGGCTCTACGACCTTGCGGACAGGCTCAACTGGCAGCAGGCCTGCACATTCCTTGGGATTAAGCGCTCTGCCTTCTTCAAGCTCGTGAAGCAGGGCAAGGTGCCAGCCTATGGCCTGGCGCGCAACCGGTTCTATCTCAAAAGCGATTTGCAAGCCTATCTCGAGCAGAAAATGAAGGAAAAGGCAAATTGACGTCCACTTATTCCACTTCTGCCTTTCGCGAGGCAGAAATCTGGATACTATGGATGCATGCCTCTCTACACCCGCGAAGAAATCTCTGCCGAAACGAGCCTCTGGAAGGAGGCTCTCCGCGCATGCGCGACCGGCAAGACGTACACCATCGGCAGCCGCCAGCTCACCCGCTACGATCTCGCCGAAATCCGGAAGCACCTCGAGTGGCTTTCGTCCATAGAGGCGTCCCTTGACGGCCGGGGCACGATTCTCGTGCGTCCCCTGGTGAGGAGATAGCCGATGAAGGCCTACAAGACATCCCGTCCTGTCAGCGTCGGCCGCCGGCCGGCATCCGCCTCCCGCGACGCCGGCGCCCTGCGCGGGCCTTCCGCCGGCTGGGGCGGGCCCCAGATCGGCTCCGATGCCCAGGCCGTCACTGAGCGCATCCGCGCCCAGAGGCGCATCGCCGACCTCGCCGCCAACGACTGGCAGGCGGCGTCCATCCTCAGCACCTTCTGCCAGAACGTGATCGGCACGGGCCTGACGCCTGTCGCCTCCATCCCCGGCGCCAGGCTTGGGCTGTCTCCCGAGCAGGCGCAGGAGCTGGGCCGGCGGATGGAGTGGCTCTGGTACGGCTGGGCCCGCACGGCCGACCTGCGCGGCGTGCTTTCCTTTGGGGAGTTGCAGGCTCTTGGCCTGCGCACGATGCTCGCCATGGGCGAGATGGTGCACATCCCCGTCATGAGGGACGAGGCCCAGCGCAAGGCGGACGGCGCCCAGTTTGGCCTGGCCATCCAGGCCGTGGCGCCCTCCCGCCTTCGCACGCCCGCCGGCATGGAGGCCGATCCCGCCGTCGTGGACGGCATCCGCGTCAACGCCCATGGCAGGCCTCTGGAGTACTACATCGCCGCGCCGGACGAAAATGGAGGCTCCCGCCTCCAGGATGCCGAGAGCGCGATCGCCTTCAGCGCCGTTCCGGCGCGCGTAGGCCACCGCCCGGGCATGCTCCATCTGTTCCCGGTGGTCGAGGACGAGCAGTACCGGGGCATCTCCATCTTTGCCAACAGCTGCCAGCTTTTCCGTCAGGTGGACGACGCCATTGCGTTCGAGCTGACGGCCCAGAACGTGGCCGCCCAGTTCCCGGTGTTCATCAAGCGCAACCCCGTGCAGGCACTCCCTCCCGGCGTCTATGCTCCCGGCGACGCAAATCCGAACACGGGAGAACAGTACTACTATGAGGATCTACTCGGTCCCCAGATTATGTACGGCAACGAGGGCGAGGAGCCGCAGGTGCTCAAAAACGAGCGCCCCAGCAGCAATTTCCTCAACTTCGTCAGCCTGCTGCAGAACGCCCTGGCCGCATCCGTCGGCCTGCCGGCCATCGCGGTGAGCAAGGACTTTTCGCAGACCAACTACAGCTCGAGCCGCGCCGCCATGAACGAAGCCTGGAGGACGTTCAAATGGTTCCGCCGCTTCCTCAGCGAGCGCTACTGCCAGCCCGTCTGGGAAATGCTCATGGAGGAGGCCTGGCTCCGCGGGATGCTCGAGCTGCCCGCCGGCGCCCCCGGCTTCTACGAGGCCCGCGAGCTCTGGACGAGCTGCGAGTGGGTAGGCCCTGCGCGCGGCTACATGGATCCCACCAAGGAGATCGAGGCCGACGTCATGGCGGTGCAGAACCATCTGGCGTCCAGGCACGAAATCCTGGCCCAGAACGGGCGCGACTTCGACGACCTCCTGCCCATCCTTAGGGACGAGCAGGAGGCCATGAACGGACTTTCTTCTCCTGCGGCCCCTGCCGCCCCCGTCCCCTCCGCGCCGGAGCCTGCCCCTGCCGGCGCGGAGGACTCCGAAAAGGACGATGCCAATGCCGAATAGCAATCACCTCTGGCTCCTTGCCCCGCATCTGGCGCAGGACGTCGTGCGCGACCTTCAGCTTTCGCGCAAGGGCGCCTTTACCGGAACATCCAGCCTCTCGCCTGGCATCTATGCCGTGCAGGGCGGCGTGGCCGTCATCGGGATTTCCGGAGCCATGACCCCGCGCAACGGCTGGCTCACCCTGGGCTATGACACCGTACTCGAGGCGATTCGCCAGGCTGAGTCGGATCCTGCCGTCTCTGCCGTCCTGTTCGACGTCGACAGCCCCGGCGGCACCGTTGCCGGATGCCAGGAGGTGGCCGAGGCCATCGCCGCCTGCGCGAAGCCCTGCGCGGCCTACACCGGCAGCCTTATGGCGTCCGCCGCCTACTGGCTGGGCTCAGCCACGGGCAGAGTCTACGCCACCGAGACGGCGGAGCTGGGCTCCATCGGCGTGGTCATGACGCACACCGACGCCAGCAAGGCCATGGAAGAGGCAGGACTGGCGATCACGGTGATTGCATCCGGCGAGTTCAAGGCCGCCGGCAATCCCTTCGGCGCTCTCAGCGAGCAGGACAGGGCATATTTCCAGGCGCAGTGCGACAGCATCTGCGCCGTGTTCAAGGGCGCCGTGGCGCAGGCCATGGGGCTCGACGTCGAGGCGGCTTCCGAATGGGCCGAGGGGCGCGTGTTCCTCGGCGGCGAAGCCGTCAAACTTGGCCTGGCTTCTGCCGTTGTCAGCGGCAGGGACGAGGCCGTCAAACTCTTGCAGGAGGCATCTGTCGTGGACAGACAGACTCTCGCCGCCCAGCATCCCGAGCTGCTGGCGGAGCTCCTGGCCGAGGGCAGATCCTCCGCCATGGCTCCCGCCGACGTTCTGGCGTGCGTGGGCTCCATGCTGAGCGCGGACGACCGTGCCCGCGCCGAGGAATTCTTCAAGGCCTGCGACGGCCTCGAGCCCGCCAAGGTCAAGGCCCTTGCGGCCGTGGCCTTCCCGGCCAAGGCCGAAGCGCCCGCCCAGGAGGCCGCACAGGCCCAGGCTCAGGCCGAGGCCGACGCTGAATCCCGCGCGGAAATTCTCGCCGGCATCCAGGCCGCATCCCCCCACGGCGTCGCCCCCGACGCCTCCGCCATCGCTAAAACTCCCGGCCAGTACCTCTCCGAGGCCATGGACCGGATTGCCAAGGAAGGTGACTAGCCATGTCTGATACGTCCAGATACCCCGGCGTGTCCGCCACCATGGACGCCCCCCTCTCCGAGTTCCTCCTGTGGGAGCTCGCCCCCATTTACTGCCGCCAGGAGCTGACCACGTCCGCCGCCGTCAAGGCCGGCGGCATCGTCTACGACTCCACGGCCGGCCTCTACGGCATGGCCATCGCCGACGCCGGCTCCGGCGCGTCCGTTGTCTGCGTGGTGCGCTCTGCCGTGGTTGACGGCTCCCA